ATAAGTCTTTTGCTTGTACCCATACGCTAGAAGGGTCAGAACTTGCATTTTGCATTTCTTCTATTTCTTTTAAAATTATACTATCAGCTGCGTGTGCTTTAACTTCTTTAGGCATATCTTCTGCATTTATAAACTTTAGAGCACCAGAAGTAGTATCATCAACAAAAGATAATTTCTGCTCGATAAACTGAAAGTTCTTTTCTTTCATTGGCTTACCATCTTTTACTAATGTTTGACTTAATTTAACAAACATTTCGTCACCATTATTAGATCGTTCAACCTTATATTCCCAATCTACGGAAGCTTGTATAACAGATGAACCCCTTGCTCGACCTGAATTACTATGACCAGTATGATGCACGATGGCAATTGTGCTGCCATAATTTTCTTTTAGTTCATCAATTCGTTCAATAAAAGTGGACATATCTTCAGTGCTATTTTCATTACCACCACCACCAAAGTTTCTTTGTAAGGTATCAACAACTATTAAACCAATTTCACCATGTTCTGCTTCAATCTTATTGATAGTATCTTTTAATAAAATAAAATCTTTTTCATCTAACATTCTTGAACCTCTATTAGATATAAATAAAGGCATATCACTGATGTCTTGATGCTCATTTAAAGTACCCCATGAATACACCCTGCGTGATAAGCCTCTAACACCTTCCCCGCACAAATATAAAACATTTGACTGTTTAACCTTGTGTCCATGCCAGTCTCTGCCTTGAGCAACAGAACAAGCTAAATCTACCGCAACAAATGACTTACCTGATTTAGCTTGACCAAAAATTGCTAAAACACTTTCATATTCAGCTATATCTTTTACCAACCAATTAGCAGGTTTTATATTCTTAACTACATCTGATGCTCTAGTAAATTCAAAACTAACTCTTTCTTTATAAGTATTATTTACACAATAATTAATAAATTCTTCTGGTGATTTAAAATAATTGTTTTCGTTTGCATCATATAAATCATCTTTATCTTTAAATTCTCTCGGTGGTTTTACAATCAAACATTCTTCAGTGATGTCAGCTAATAACTGTTGTAATTCATTGGCTACTTTTAAACCAGCTTCATCATTGTCTGGAAAGATAACAACTTTACGATTTGTTAAAGGTGACCAGTCTTGTTTACTAATAGCATTGACACCACCATGCCAACAACAAGTATCTGCTTTATCTTGCACAATAGCTTCACAACCAATTGATGCTTTTTCACCTTCATTGATAACTACATAACCTTCTGGATTTTTATTGGTACAAAAGATCGGTAGCTGTCCTTCTGGTCTTTTCATTGTCCATTCACCATTAGTTTTAGTGAAAGGTGCATACTTTTGTTTTATTGCATGGTCAGTAGGAAATCGCATTACACAAAAAGTATTACTATATCTAACAAAGATTTCTGCTTGTTCTTTTAAAACAAACATTTCTTTATCAGTATAAGTTCTGCTAGGTTTTTTTACTTTAACTTCAGTAATGTTTATTGGTTGGACATTAGGCGTTTGATCTTTGTAAGGTGCTAAGATCGCATCGACATCTAAACCTTTTGATTCAAGGAAGGCGATAAGACCATAGCCTTCGCCTCCCTCAAAATCATAGAAAGTGCCATTTTCTAAATCAAGAGCTAAAGAACCCTTGTTACCCCATCTTAAATGCGTACCGTCTTTTTTAGTTGGTTGTCCTAAAATATCTACCGCAATTAATGGTGCAATTTTTTCCCATTGCATCGACACTGCTTAAAATGGAATCTCATCGTCAACAAAAGTAGATGTCTTAGCATCAGAAGAAGGTTCATCAGGGAGAAAATCAGCTTTCGCTTCCCCTTCTTCTGAGCTAACCCACGAAGGTATTATAAAATTATCAGGTCGTTCTTTAAATGCTGCTAATTCAAATTTAGGTATAGCAGTGTTACCCATGCCTACTGTCATTGCTTCAGAACCTACCCATTTAACAACTGGCAATTTGTTTTGATTTTCAGGCTTGAGCGATTCTTCATAGAAACTTGCACCCATTTGTTGAAAACCAGAATATTCACCGAAACTATGTCTTTGCCATAAGCAAGGTGCGTGTTCAATATTCTTATCGCCATCGACATACTTAGGCAAGACCCACACGCTAAACGCTTTTTTATGGTCATCACTAGGTTTGTCCATCGGCGTAAATAAATCTTTTTGCCAGACATACGAGTATCCAGATTCAGGACTATATGTCCCCCAACCAAAACGCATAGTTGCTGTATCAATCATAAAATAATTGACATCTAATTCTTCTTTATTTTTATACCAGCTTTTAGTAGCTGCCTTGTGTGAAATGTAAACGCTATCTTCGCTGTCTACGATAAATGGGTTACTCATGTGTTACTCCTTCTTGTATTAATTGATTAAATGAAACTGTCAGTAAATCAAGATTCTCTAAATAAAAAGCATCAAAAGGTAATTCTGGTAATTCAAATAAAGTTCGCAACTTACAATTTAATTTATGTGTGTTGTGGCAATATTCGACAAACAGAAAGTCACTGTCGTAATGATTGTGACCATTTGGCTTTTTTTCTTCCATCTAAATCTCCTTAGTTTTTTAGATAATAAAACTTTTTTTTAATAAGTGTCAAATAAATTTACATAAATTATTTAAAATAATAGTTGTAATATGTAATAGTATCTGTAATATATATACTATAATTTATAAAAAAGGAGAAAATTATGAAACTTACAAATAAAGAACTAAGACAAAAACTTAATGAATTAATGGATGAAATTATTTCTGTTAAAGAATGGATTTTTAACGCTATTGAAATTGAACCACAATTACCAGAAATGAAAAATAAGTTAAAAGAACTTGAAGAAGAATTATCTAAAATAAAAGCTACAGAAAATAATTAAGGAGAAAAGTATGAGAACAGTAAAACTTACAGAAGAACAAATAGACGTAATTGCTTATGCATTAGAATACATGGGCACTGAATGGGCTTATGTAGCAAGACAATTGTCTGACTCTAAAAGTGTTGAATCTACTAACATGAAAGACTCTGACAAAAAAGAAGTCCGAAAACAACTTAGAGTTGCTAGAAACATTTTACCCAAACTTGGTTTTAGCAAAGACAATTTTTAAGGAGAAAATTATGAATAAATATATGCGATTACTCACTTACATTAATCAAGATCAAAAGACTTGTTCTTTCTTGGTTTTAGCAGATCATACATCTGGTATTGACTATAAAGCTAAGATTGAAACTTTTTATAAAGGTCTTACTTTAATTAGTGCAAACGACTATCCAGTATTAAATAAAACTGTAGATCAGCAAAATTTAGAAGCTGATAGTTTTGCTAATTATATGGATGCAAAGTTAATTTCTTGCAACGACCTTTACAAGCTTTAGGACAAAACCATGAATAAAAAAATAGACTTCTCATACCAAGAACATAGAACCGACTTTGAACTTTTCTATGGACAACTGTATTATGACTATCGAAGGGAGTGCGATCTTGACCAAGAATCTTTTCTTACGCAAAAGAAATGGTTGCTTAAAAATTATAAATTTATCGTGCAACAGTACGAAAAAAGTAGGAGAAACAAATGATCTTAATAAAAGTTAAATATGATAATGACTGGTTGCCACCCATGCAATACAAAGACAAACAACAAGCAATCATCAAGTACAACAAACTCATTGCTGCTGGACATCAAGTGGAGTACATCGACCATGCGTCATAAACAAAAAAAAGTTTCAGTGCTAGATTCAAAGTCAACAGATAATATTAATCCACAACATTATAAATCTGGAAACATTGAGTGCATTGATACTATCAAAGCAAGTATGACTCACGAAAGTTTTAAAGGCTATCTAAAAGGTAATATCCAGAAATACATCTTTCGTTATGAAAAAAAAAGTTTAGAAGATTTACAAAAGGCGGAATGGTATTTGACTAGATTAATTCAGGAGTGTAAAAAATATGAGTAACAACGAAAACGAAATAATTATGGAACGTCTTTATGAAGAAGCTATTGCTAAAGGTATGAGTGTACAAGCAGCAATCAAATACGCTAACGAAGAATTTCAAAAGCTACCACAACCATGAGATTTCAAGTAAAAGGTCACGCTATCTTTGGCACTTATGCCAAGACCTTAAATGGCAAGATAGTTATACAAGATGAAGAAACCCATGAGTATATTGCTTATGAAAGATCACAATTAAGGAGAATACATGACAAAGACTATTAACAGAAAAAAAGTAAGAGCCGATCACAAACTGGCTAACTCTTGGCTCAAAGCTGGAGAGAAACACACCGAAAACTATGAGCAGTTTAAAAAAGACTTAGCACCAATAATTAAGGATATTAGAAAAGATGGTATTAATACTTTACAAGGTATTGCCGATGAATTGACCAGACGTAAAGTAAAAACCAAAAATTGGAAATACTTGAAGAAAAAAAATCAACCTATTAAGTGGTATCCATCACAAGTTAGAAACTATTTGGAGAAGTAATTGCAAAAGATCGAAACTATAAGGCAGCACATTGAACTTTGTGAGAAAATCAAGAAAGAGAATAAGAAAAAACAAAAGAGAAGAAAAAATAAAAATGCAAATAAAAGTTAAAGAAAATGGTTATTTAACTAAATCAACACTTATAAAAGTACAGCAAAATATTAATAAAAAAAGGAGAAACAAATGATTGTTAAAGATAAATTAGTAGCAAAATATTCTGAGTATAGAGTAAGTGCTGTCGGTAAATTAACACCAGACTTTGAACCTTCATGTTCAGTAGTTTGCGATATATTTAACGTCAATCCGTATTGCAATCCTAATGAAAGATTAAAACTTTGTCACGATGCTATGAATGGTAAAGACATTAGCATTGAAACTAATAATTATATGGACATGGGTAACAGATTAGAAAAGGCTATAGCTTTAGCTGCTTTTGATCGCATTGGTTTATTAGATATAGAATTAGAAGTTACAAAACCAGTACGTCATCCTAGTATTACTTTAAATGGTTCAGTAGATTGTTATGGGGTAGCTGATAATTTATTTGTGAGCAAAGATACTGACAAAGGTTTTTATCTGCCAGAAAAAGCCGATGATGAAGGCATCAAAATAAATGGTAAAGGTATTATAGAGATTAAGGCTACTAATGCACCCCATCAAGAAGCACCACCGCTTTATCGTGGGGTATTGCAAGTCAAAGCACTTATGGCTTGTACTGGCTTAGAATGGGCAGTAATAGCTATTTTAAATGGTACTGATCTTAGATGTTATTTCTATGAAAGAGATTTAGTTTGGGAAGCAGAAGAGTTAGAACCTAAGATAAGAGAGTTCAATAATAAAATTGCTAACTGTGATTATTATTCACCTTTTGATACGCAAGATGCAGCTCGTATCAATCCTCAAGACAATGGGGAGACAACTGAACTAACTAAGACAGCACAAAAACACATAGATAATATTGAAATTTGGCAAGGACAACAAAAAGATTTAACTGACCTAATACAAAATTCTAAGACTAAGTTGATGGAAGAAATAGGTGAATCGCAACAAGGCTTTTCTAAAACTCACAAGGTCATTTGGAAAACTGTCAATTACAAAGCCCAACCAGAAAAGACAAAGGTAACACCAGCAAAAGAAGCTTTTACACAAAGAAGATTTAGTATAAAAAAACTTGAAAAATAATTAAAATAATACTTGTAATTTATAATAGTATCTGTATATTTATAATATAATTTATAAAAAAGGAGAAAATTATGAAAACAATAAAACAAATACAAGATGAAAAATTATTTGACTACGATCAATCTTATAAAATTGAATGTGGTCATAATGCTCAGATTGATTTAGAAGAAATGTTTAATTTAAAAGGACTTAATGATAAACAGCTCAAACATTTAAAAAAATCTATAAAAGCTGAATTAGATCAAAAGGCAAGAAGTTACGAAGAAGTAGCAACAAATATAAGAGTAGCTAAACATCACTTCACTAAAGCTTTAGTAGATCAAATTAAACAAAATCAAATGGAAAGACTTCTTTCTAAAATTGAAAATAATTAAAAAGAAAATTATGAAAACATTATTAGACCAAATTGGTAGAATATTTGCAGATTTAGACAATCAAGCAATTACAGACTTGCCTAACAAGTGCAAAGAATGGCAAAAAAAAGCTAAAGATTATGTTGCTAATAACGATAACAAATATGGTTTAAGTTTCGAATTTGCAGATAAAACTTGGGGTAGATATTGCAGATCAAGACTAGACCACTACATTGCAGATGAAAATCAAACTTTATTAAAAAAACATGAAGTTAGAAACAAAAAAATAGCTGATAAATTAATGAAAAACAACATAAATACAATCAATGTAGCAACAGCAAATATAATTTGGGGTACTGACTTTGAAACTAAATTTACAGTAGATAACTGCATAGTTACTTTAAAGGTTATATTTGCTGGTGGTCACAATATACAAAAAGGACATTACAGAACACTTTGTAATGTTAAAACTAATTTTTAGTTTATTTGGCTTTTTTATATAACACTCAACACCAATTTAATATTACGTTTAGCTCTGTTTGGTACTTGAGTAAAGTATTTAGATTTTTTTAATTCTAAGGCAGCTTCTTCATAATCGGCATCTTCCACAGCTTCTAAAAACTTCTTAAATTTGGTTAGACCTTTAATACCTAAATTGAAACACATATCACAAAGCACTAAACGAATGTTAAAAGGTTCATACTTCCAATGTGGTAGTTCACGATCTAAATCTAGAAATACGTCTGCAATATCATTTTCAAACATGAAATCTATTTCTGCTACATTTAAGCCTTTGCTCTCTAAATTACGACCTACCCCAATAGTTAAGTTGCCTTCGCTACAATGATAAGGTCTATATTCATAGCCTTCTTCATTTTTAAGTTTACCCTTTAGCTTTTCTTTCAAAGCTGGAGTAACACCGATATCATCTTTCATTTCTTCTGCCACCTTAAAGACATCAGTAAAATCGGAATACTGCACATAAGCATCCAATTCATCATTATCTCTATACTTAACATTTTTCTTTTTCTTTTTAAACAAACCAAACATAAATTATTTAGCGTGGACATTTTTAGTTTTTTCAAAGCTACGTAAGCCCGACATTCCGAGCATAGCCATTAAAATAGTGCTAAGTTGTGCAAAGTCAAAGTCAGGTAGTTCTACTTGTATACCTGTCGCAGTTAAAATAGTTAAAAGTAATGGTTGAATAATAAAGTGATACGCCATTGCTACACCACATGTCCATCCTACAAAGGGTCTCCATGAATTTTGAAACCAATTAGTAGACTTAGCATCTTCTTTTAATATTTCTATCTGAGCTAAATTAGCCTGATGAAATAAAGTCTGTAGCTCATGATCTAATTTAGCTTGTAGGTCTTTGTCTTTTACAAACTTATTAACGATTTTTGATACTGGTGCTATTAATTGATCTATCATTCAAACCACTCTCTTTCCATATTTTTTTCAAACAAAGGTCTATATTGTTCTATAGTTACCATTGCCATACCTGATCTTAGTCTTACTTTGTTAAATTCTTTTAAGGCTTTATCAAGTTGTGCTTCTGTATAAAGAATCATACAAAACTTTTAATTACTAAAGACATTAACAAAGTCAGAATAATACCAGCAAACCACCACAACCTTTGATTGTTAGTGCTAATCATACTTTCTATAGAGTCCAACCTACGATAGTTTTCTTGCCATCGTTGTTGACACACTTGTTCGTGTGTATCTAAAGCGTTGGCTACAGAATTAACTGTTGTCCTCTGTGCTACTTTCTTCTTCGTCATCTGCGACTTCCATAGTAGATGCTTCAAATGCTTTTATCATAATGTTTTTGTAATCATTAGTAATTACATAATCATCGTAAGCTTCTTGCAATCTTGCTAATTTTTTACCAGATGCATTTAATTTCATAGCAATATCTTTTTGCATATCAGATAAATCTTCTGCTCGATATTCTACTTCGTTAAAAGTTATTATTACTGGTTCTTTATTTTCTATTATTTCTTCTGTCATTATTTACTCCTTTTATTGGTTAAAAAAATATTATAACTATTCTTTGAACCAATTTAAAAGGTTTTGTTTGATTTCATTATATCTTATTGGGTCAGACACTTTTAAATACACTGCTATAAAAAATATAACAAAACCTAAAATCAAAAAATAATCCATTATTCACCAATCGTTTTAGTTTCAGAAGTAGGGTTTTTTTGATCTTCTATCTGAGCAGCTAAACTAGCTTCTAAGTCAGCTACTGCTTCTTCACCCATAGCAGCTATAACCCATGCTTGTACTTCTTCAGTGGTTACTTTATCAAAGTCAATAAAGCTACCAAGCTCGTCAGTATTTAAAGTTTGTGTACCATAACTAGAAGCTGAATAATCTTCACCTTCAGTTTTAGACACACGCCAGTGTACATTGTAGATCACATTGCTATGATCTTCTTTTGTAGGGTACACATCTACAGTTTTTACATCCCATTCCATTTTATTTACCTCTTAAGTTATTTATTTGTGTTTGTAAATCTTCTATTAATTCTTGTTGTTCTTGGATTGCTTTAGTTAATACTGCTGTTAATTGACCATACGCCACACCTTTAGAACCATCCTCACCATTAACAATTTCAGGAATGTCTAATTCTAATTCTTGTGCAACAAAACCAATTTGTTGCTCATCATCAGGTTTCATTTTATAAGTTCTAGGTTTTAATTTTTTAACAGTGTCTAAACCATAATTAATATCAACAATATCTTTTTTATAAGCCACATCAGAAGCATCTACCCATGCACCTGCTGCTGATAATTGTGCTTGATTAGAGCCACTTGTAAAATATAAAATCATACTAGCAGAATCATTACCATACATCAGTCTATATTCGCCACTACTTGTACCTCTAGCTATTGCAATACCCTCTCTTGATACAGCTACTTTTTCACCTGCATTTGGTTTAGAAGTTCTATCAACTAACAGCGTTCCAGAAGAATCAATTCGCATTCTTTCAGAGCCATTGTTAAAAAATTGCATACTGCCACTTTCAAAATTTCGTATTCTAAAATCGCCATTATCATCAGCAGCTAACTCAGTTCCATCCGAAGCTGTAGTGCCTACACCTGCTCCAGTCAATTGCAATATTGCTGTACTTGAACCATTATGAATGTGCATCCTTGTAGTGCTAGATGCACTTGCTGGAGTTGTGCCAATTCCAACATTTCCAGAAGAATCAATTCGCATTCTTTCTGAATTGTTAGTTGAGAAACTAACCTTTGAACTACCATCACCATCAGAACCAAAGTATGCCATTTGACGATTAGTACCATCTAATACTGCTTCTATTGCTAAAAAACCACTTCTACTTGTGCCACTTGTCCAATCTTCACCCTTACCAGCTCTTAATGTACTAGCAGCAACTTGACCACTTGAACCTGCTAATTGTAATTCAACAGCAACAGTATCGTTTGTGCCACCTTGAACAGTGTTAGCAAATATTGCAGAAGTTAAATCACCATCACTACTACCAGTAACTTCTAACTTAGCGTTTGGCGATGAAGTTCCAATTCCAACATTTCCAGAAGAATCAATTCTTAGAGCTTCTGAGTCGGCACTGCCACCGCCACCACCAACATGAATAACAAAAGAACCACTTCCTGCGGTAGCACCATAAGACCTTAATTTAAAAAAGTTTGAAGCATACTCTAAAACTCCTCTATTAGTTTGATGTGCAACTATGCCTCCAGCTACTTTAACCGCACTATTAAAGTCTGCTTCTCCTGCTTGAGACATATCAAGAGTAAGGGCAGTTATTTGTGAACCACCATCGTTTCCATAAAACTTTATATCCCCGTCAGATATATCTGACTGCAAATAGAGATGATTCCCGCTTTTAAAGATACCTCCGAATGACACGCCACCATCTCTAAATTTAATATCCCCACCATCGGCATCTAAAATAATATCTCCACCAACATCAAGTGTTAAATCACCAGAAGGTGTAGTTATATTACTTGTATAAGCTGCACCTGAAAGGTGAAGGTCTTTGAATCGGTTAGATGAACCACCAATATCAATGGCATTATCTTTTGTTGAACCTGTAGAAGTAGCGGGATGTATTAGACCATTACCTATAAGCAAGTGTGCATCTGTGCCTACGGGAGAACCAATAACCATATAGCCAGAATTAGTCCCAATACTACCGACTGTTGTGTTATCTTTTAAAAAAACTGCTATGTCACCATCAGATGTTTTTCTGTTTAAAACTAATGGTCTATTACCATCAGCAACAAAAGAAGCATCACCTGATGCGTTCAAACGAATACCAACAGTAGAATTATCTAAAGCAGTTTTAGCTACTAATATATTTCCTGAACTATCTATTCTGGCTCGTTCTGTACTGCTTGTGCCGAAAGCTAAAGTGCCTGTGCTTGGAGTAATAAGAGTGACTGCTGAAGCTGTTTGTATATTTAAATCTGCATCTACATTATTTGAAAAAAGAGCAAGACCGCCATCTGCTCCTACAACGTGCAAAGGTCTTGATGGCGTTGTACCAATTCCAACTCTATCATTACCACCATCAACAAATAACATATTTGCATTATTATTAGATTCGACTCGGAAATCTGCATCAACACCACCATCGTTAATAATAATTCCACTATTACTTACTTCCAATCTTTCAGCATTACCAGTTACTACTCGCCATAAATCGTCACCATGAAAACCAAAGAAAGTATCACCATCTCCTACATGATTGACATTTGCAGTAATATTTACATCTACACCACTTACAGACAAATTGCCACCAACAGTTACATTAGAATTAAATGTTGCTTCTCCTGCTTCAGACATATCTAAAGTAAGAGCAGTAATCGTAGAACCGCCATCAATGCCTTTGAAAACAATATCTTTGTCATCTATTCTGGACATGATTGAAAAGTTACTACTTGAGTTACCTAAAGAACCAATAAAGTCACTTCCATCACGAAACTGCCAACCACCACCATCAGCATTGAAAACAATACCCCCTACTGCATCAATGGTAAAATCACCCGACCCACTTTCAGTTAAAGTTGTTGCATTACTGCCATCACCTGTAATTGATACAGCACCATTTACCTGTAATGCACTTGATGGTGAAGTTGTACCTATTCCAACTCGACCTGATGAATCAATGGTCATACGAGTTGAGCCTGTTCGTGTTGTAGTATTTGCTGCGGTATAAAAGTTTATTGAAGTAGCAGCATTGTATGGAGAGGAAGCACCACCTAAATCTATTCTATTTTCTGATGAGTTTGAAAAGTATTGTAATATCTGGAAACCTTCTGTCTCTGTTCCAGAGTCGTATTGACGTGCTAAGAAGTGTCCTTCTTTATTAGTATCATCAGTATTATTATTAGCAGTTAATAAAGCATCAGCAGTAACTGTGCCTGTAACGTCTATACCTGTGCTGGTGGTGCGAGTCTTTTCACTATCATTAAAATAAGTTATAAAAGTGTCACCATCAACACCTTGTGCATAGTTACCACCATTTACAGATTGAAGGCGTAAATTGTTTGCTTGTACATATAAATTACCACTACCTGTTTCTTTAATAAATGTGTGATTATTACTACCATCGTGATAAATTTCTAAATCATTACCAGTACCAAAGATGGCTTTTGAGTTATCAGCAAAATTTAAATCACTTGTTAAAGTAGAAGTTATATTACCTTCTAAATTAGATACTAAAGTACCGACTGCATAACCAGTGCCAGAAGTATTAACTGTCGTGGTTGGTTCTGCTTGTAAATCTTTAAATAATTTAAACTTACCTGAATCGTTAGCATCTCTAAATAAACCTGCATATAAATCTTGTGAACCTGACGTATCGTATAAACCATAAAAACCTATATCTACAGAATCAGCACCAGAATTACTATTAGCTAGTTTTATTAAAGGGTCTTCAACAGATAGTGTCGAAGTGTTGACAGTTGTCGTTGTGCCATTGACAGTTAAATTACCAGCTATAGTGACATCATCAGGTAAACCGACAGTAACACTTGCTGTTTCACTACCAGAACCAGATACTTCTATTTCATTCGTTGTTCCTGCAATTGTTGCTACATAATTACCACTAGATTGCGTACCTAATACAACTGCATTGTTTGCAAGTTGATCGGTAGTAATTGCATCATCAGCAATATCAAGAGTTATCGCTGCACTTTCTGCACCACTATTAGCAACTGTTATTCTTGAATTACCAGCATCAGCTATTGTTGCTACATAATTACCAGTTGTGTCTGTGCCTAAAGCTACACTATTAGCTTGTATTGTTGTAGATATGGTAATTCCAGCAGTGCCATCAAAGTTTGCTGTACCGACAACATCGCCTGATAAAGCAATAGCTCTGGCAGTAGCTAAAGCAGTTGCTGTTGAAGCATTACCAACTAATGCAGATGTAACTTGATTGAATTGAACATTATCACCAGTGCCGACTGCTTGACCAATAGCAAAAGTAACACCATTCCCTGATGCAGAAGAACTAACACCAGTACCACCTAATAATGATAAGGTTTCTGAATCTAAGTCTATGGCTATGGTATTTGAACCATCTGTAATGTCTAAATCTTGAACAGTAACTTGAGCATCAACATAAGTTTTTATAGCTTTTGCTGAAGCAAGAGTATCATCTGAACCTGATACGCTTGATAGATCGGTATCTAAAACACCTGATTTTAAATTGTCTACCTCTAAATTTGTTAAAGTATTGTTATCAAGATCAATACTTTTGTTTGTCAAAGTTTGTGAACCAGTCAGTGTTGCAACTGTAGAATCTATTGCAAAAGTAAAACTATTACCAGAAGCTATTGAAGTTAGACCAGTACCACCTAACAAAGACAGTGCTTCTGAATCAAGATCAATGCTAATACTGGTTGTGCCATCTGTCGCATCTAAATCTTGTGCAGTTACTTGGGCATCAACATAAGTTTTTATAGCTTTTGCAGATGCTAAAGTATCGTCACTGCCAGATACTGAACTTAAATCTGTATCTAAGACACCTGATTTTAAATTGTCTACTTCAACATTACTAAGTGTATTGTTGTCTATGTCTAAAGTTTTATTGGTTAAAGTTTGACCACCAGTCAAAGTAGCTACAGTAGTATCAATTGCAAAAGTAACATTGTTACCTGATGCACTAGATGTTAAACCAGTGCCACCCAACAACCCTAAAGATTCAGAATCTAAATCTATAGATATTGAACTGCTGCCATCTGAAATATCTAGGTCTTGTGCAGTTACTTGTGAATCAACATACGCCTTGATGGATTGTTGAGTAGCTAATGCTGTAGCAGAATCCGATGCTAAATTATCTTCATCTAAAATTGTTGTTACTGTTGAACCTGAACTGAAACTTAACGATGAAATGCCATTAACAGTACCACCATTTATATCTACTGTATTATCTGCTGTGACAGATATCGGTAAAGTAATCCATGCGTTATCAGCACTATTTCTAATTTTTAAAACATTACTTGAAGTATCTACCCACCATTCATAAGCAAAGGTTGTAGCTGGTTGTGAACTGCCACTATTGTTAGTAGCAATAGCACTTAGTGCATTGTTTAAATCGGCACGAAAATCTGCACCTGATTGATTCGCTAAATTATAATCGTGTTGTGCCATAATAAATTCCTATTATATAATTTTTATTGTTTTATCTCATTAACTATTCTGGTTCTTTTGGAAAAATAACTTCATCTACTGACTCAATATCTGTGTAGGCAGTTGGTAAATCTCTTAATGCTTGTCGGTAAGTTTGCCATTCTATTTTTTTAGCTTCTGTCAAAGGGTTATCAACTACTTGTGTCCAATCAGTTGAATCCAACATAGCACCACGATAATTTCTTAAATCTATTTGTGCTTGTTTTTTATTTTGTTCTACAAGTAACTCTGAACTTTTTTCTTCTACAATACCATTCACAACTGTATAAAAATCAGTAGAATAGTTGCCTTCTATGTAATCTTCACCTGCTTGTACATTGTTAGTTACATCTTCTGCACCATAAACATTTCTTATAATTACACCAGTTTTTTTGTTATAAATTGTTATTGTTTTAAACATCTTTATCTTTGAAATTGTTCTAAAGCTAAAAAGTGTTGGTGTCTTTGTATTACACCACCACCAGCAATTAGTCTAACCTGAATATTATAAGTTGTACTGCCAGTGCCAGTATCAGTATCAGTTACAACTAACGTATCTGATTTTCTTAACCTTCTTGAAATACCCATAGCATAAACTTCTTGTATTTGTGTTGTATCTCTTAAAACTCTTATTTCATAAGCCGATGAAAGATCGCCAGTAGCTGCAGCTTGTATAGTAAAAGTTATCAAAGTTGCAATACCTTTTCTAACTATTGTGCCTGATTCTATGGTTGCAAAGGTTGAATTATTGAAATTAGTAGCAGTAGCTGAACCACCGATAACATAAACTGGCACTGTCACTGCTTGACCTGCTATTTGCAAAGTATCTACTTGTGCATTACCGATCTTAGCTGTGGTTATATTTGCATCAGCAATCTTGACTGTAGTAATTGCTGAATCTTGTACATCAGCAGTTTTAGTAGGTGGATTAGCTACACTAAAAGTAAGACTGGTTGTCGGTGATTCAACACCTAAAGCATTTAAAGCAGAAACTGTAGCTACATAGTTACTGGCTACTGGTAGAAAAGTTAAATCAACATTATTAACTGCAACTATTTTATTTAGAACTTGATTACCTGAACTATCTACCACATTTACTTTGTATTGATTATCAGGATAGTCTGTAGGTTGTGTCCATGAAATAAAAGGTCTGCCAGTTGAAGATGAATTAGTATCAGTGAAAGCTAAATTAGTTGGTGCTTTAATTGCATAAGCAGTAGGCGTATCACTTTGGTCAGCTACACTTTCTACACTTGGTACTGTCCATGTATAAACATCAAAGTATTCAATCATATTGACTTGTAATAATCCGCTTGATTGCAATACTAATGATTCAATAACAAATACCTTAGAACTAAATCCTAAACCTGCATAAGTTAGATCAACAATATCACCAACATTTAATTTATACATTTCTGGTGTACCTAAGAAAGATACTTGCGTTTGATGTCTGCTTCTAGTCAAAATTGCTTTACCCATATTATGAGCAATATAAGGGTCAGATATAAAAGGAAATTCAGCTTTCAATTCTAGTATTTCATCACCATCATCAGAAAAATAATTTGGACTAGCACTGTGTAAAACTATGGCAGTGTCTTGCTCAAATTTCTTTTGACCATTGAAAAACTCAACAATAACTTTATTAGCTTTTTGATCTTTAGAACCATAATCAACTGATATTCCTGCATCACTAATTATATGATCTTCGGTAATACTAAAACTAGATGAGCCAGTATCTTCAATTTTTAATTCATACTTACCATCAATATAAGTAAAAATACCACGCATATTAGCTAATAAATCTTGTGCATTTTCCATGACAGTTCTGTTGATATCGACTACACCATTACAATGAAATCTTTTAACTTTAGATAAACCATTATTCACACTACCTGAGACAGAATGATCGGCAGTCAAAGGATGAGCAGAATCAAAATAAATTACATATTTAGGCGTACTGTCATAAAAATTAGTCATCTGCATATCAGTAATAATTCTGTTATCAACAATGACAGTACCACTATCATTTTTTAATTCTAATAATTCACCAGTCTTAAATTTAGACCAATTAGAAAAATTACCCATTAAAACAAAATTATTTCCATTTTGTCCTGACCATGCCATTTGCGAAGCATTACCATTAAAATCAGGTGTATCTACTTGCGTGTCAGCAATATTAGCTGCTGATGTAAAAGTAGACATATTTATTTGTGAACTGGTTAAACCTTTACCATATTCATCATTAGTTATGTAATCTAAAAAAGTTAAAGCTGGATTATCTGACCATTTATAAGTTGAGATCGTGCCAAAAGTTTGATTGCTATCTCTAGGGTCAAAAACTTTTTTACCTTGTACACTAACTGTTAATTGTGGCACACCTGACCACATACCACCTTCGTCATAATGATATTTAGCTGCTATGTAAGCAATACCATTTAATTTGTGTGCTGAACCCCATTTACTCGTTGCCAAAGAAGCATCAAACATTGGGTCTACTACTTGTGTTGTTGCTCCATGATGCAAATTAAAAACCATGCGATAAGATAAAGCTGGATTAGTGCCAATCGTACCAGCAGAAATAGAAGTGATTGCAGCAGTGTTATTAGCTGTATTTAAAGAACCAGAACCAGAACTAATTTTATCTGAACCAATATAACCACCATCTTTAAATCTTTTATCATCGTTTATAGGATTACCATCTAATTCTATTGATGCACCATCTATATTTTCTAATTCACCTACTGATAAAGCGTAGATAACAAATAAATCTCTTGATTCATTTTCTGCTGTGTCCATAAATACTATTTGTGCACCAACTCGTCTTGAACCATAAACTACTGGTATCTTTCCACCAGCAGAAGTTTTATTAGCTAATATTTCTGAGCCTTGACTTTGTAAACTACTAGCTAAAGATTTTGCTTGTTTGTAGGCTTTTACACCAGTGACTAAAGAAGCAGCAGTAACTGCTGTAGTTATTATTGTTTTAACAGTAAAACCTAAAATTTCTTTTGCTAATAATTTACTAAAAAAATTAAACATTATTTAGTACCCCATCTAACATCTTCTTTGACTTGCGTAGCATATTCCAAGCCCTTATCACCTGAACTAAAATCTTGTTGTGAAGCGTCAGAAAAATGCCTACCTTTTGTCAAATTCCAATTTGCCCAATGACTAGCAACTACCAAAGATATATTAGAAGCATCTATAGTTTCATTAATAGATACATTTCTTATTTGTCCAGTAAAATAAGTTATTGCACCAACTAATTCTTCATCTGAATCAAAATAAGCAATATATATGTTTGCAATTTTATCGGTAAATGCACCTGATTCTACTAAAGCTCTAACTTCATTACTTACGTTAGAAAAGCCTAAATTTATTTCATCAACTTGTAATTTGCCTGATTCAGTAGTTGCATCAACAGTAACAAAAGAACCACCAGCAGTATAAGTATTTGAATTAAACACAACGTCACGACCAAAATCTGTAACTCTAACAACAGTAGATAATTGCAATTCAACTAAGAAAGCGATCTTAGTTGCATCTGCTGATACTTGATTTTGTAATGCTGTAGATAATGTTCTTGGCATTAGGTGATAACCTCTCTAACATCAAATGAAATACTAAATAAACCACTAATATCAGTGCTGTATACAATTTCATTGCTTTCAAGATATACAGTAAAACTTGGTTTATTGACAGTAACAGCTTCATTATCAGCTAGAGTAGCTACCAAATTTGGTGATATAGATACAGTTGTTTGTCCACTACCATTAGAATCTACATCAGCTTGTACCATATAAACTTTTGTGTGATTAGCAAACTTTATTAAGTCACCTGCTTTCAAAACACCAGTTGTTGAATTAGTAAAGCCATCTATAACTATAGTTGCATCTGATAAAGCGTGTGTACCGACAACTTGTATATCTGTTTCTGCTTTACCGACACCAAGATTATCTAATGGATGCGTAATAGTAAAATTTTCAAAACTCCCTTTTTGTTTTTGTAAAAAAGCAAAGATAGCTTGTGAATCTAATTGTTCTAATGGTGGCATTGCTACAGTAAAAGAAAAATATTGACCGCCAATCTGTCTAACTTGTTTTTTACCAGATATAGTTTGATTTAGTAAAGTAGGTCTATTATCTTTAAAATTTAAAGTTCTAAAACTAGGACTTGTTGGAAATGCACCACTCATTACACCACGCCCATTTTGCCTTGATTATTCATAGCGTTATTTATTATTTGAGTAATTGTACCTTTTCTTGAAAGTAGCAACTGGTCAAAGCCAGTAGCATCAACTGTATTTATATTAAAGTTTACTGTAGTACCCATCCCTTGTCCTTTCGTGTGATCTATTACAGTTTCATTTGGATGTAACATAGCCATAAAACCACCTCTACCATCCATACCACCTGCTCTTGCACCTGAACCAGTGAAACCACCACCATCAGCACTAGGAACTTTAAGGCTTGGAAAAATATCTGAAAGACCACCAGTAATTGTACCAGTAATAGATTTAACTAAAGGTGCAATTATCATTAATCTAATAACTTCATTAATAACTTGATTTAAAACGCTTTTTGCTAAATTACCAAAATTTAAAAATTCTGCATTTGTAAAATCAAAAAACTTTCTGAAAGAGTTAGTTAATTGTCCTTCAACTGTATTTGAAAAATTTTCAACCACTTTTATCTGATCTTCAACAGCTTTTTTATCTCTATCTTTAGCCTTCTTTATATTTGCTAAACGCTCTTGTTCAGCTAGAAGTTTTTTTTCTTTTTCTTCTAACAATAAAATTTCGTCTTTTATTGCTTTGGCGTTATGTTTTCTATGGGTCATACCATTAGCAATTAGTCTATTTTGTTCTATTAATTCTTCATTTAATTTTTCTAAATCATGCCTTACTAATGTTAAACCTTTTTCTTCAGCAGTTATCAAGCCTAATGCTTCAAAAGTATCTAGTACACTAATTGATAAACTTATAAAAGCAGCTTGTAAGGGTACTAATATTTGCCTTTTTAATCTATTCATAGTGTCGTTGAATAATTCAGCTTGAGCAACAGTCTCATTTGAAAATATACCAGTAGCAGAAGCTGCTAATTCTTCCATTGCAGCAGCACCATCTTTAGAAATATTTTTCAAATCAACCATTTTTGAACCAAAAAGACCTGCTAAATTTGCAGATTTTTCTGATTCACTTCCTACTTTTTCTAATGCTTTGAATGTTTCAACAAATAATTTTTCAGCAGTTTTGGTTTTACCACCTGCTTCAAAAATAGAGATACCTAGCTCGTCAAATTGTATTTTTGCTAAACCTCTGCCTTGTTCTGCTTCACCAATACCTTTAGAAAAGAATTTTAACGCTTTATTAAATTTTTCTGTTTCAACTCCAGCTTGTTGTGCTGCAAACTGATACCTTTGCAAAAATTCAGCAGTCACACCAACTGCTACAGCAGTTTTACCAATTGAATCTGCAACTTGTAATGCTTCGTTACCAAACTGTACTATCTGTCTTATTGCAAATGCACCAGCAAATGCACCAGCTAATTTTTTCATAGCTGATTGCGTAGAATTAATATTTTTATTTACCTTACCAAACGCTTTACCAGTTTGATCTTGTCCTTTAATCCTTAATTTATAATCAGTTCCTGCCATTGTTTATTTGCCTATTCTTTTCTTCTAAATATGCTAACCATCCAGTAAATTCAGATAAAGACATTTTTTCTTCTAATTCAGCTACTGTTACTCCCAACAATTCTGCTAAATAGTATCTTGCAAATAAATCTTTATCTTCCCTTACTTTTTTAGTTGTTCCTCTACTGAAGGTGCTGACATTATTTCTGTAGCTACTCTAGCTAAGACATCTTTATCAACGCCATTCATCAAGGTTGTTTTATCACCTATATCAAATACTTTATTACCTTCAGCATCAAGTGCTTTGTGTATTAAGCAATAAGCCATCAACGCCACATCATCGTCTTTTGCATATTTTTGCAATTTAGACATTTCCGCTAATGTTAATGGCTTTGCATAAACTTTAAGTATTTCACCATCGTCACTCCATTCTGGTATTTCAATTTCTTTAATATCTAAAGAATTAAAATGTGCTTTAGCTTTATCAATAACTTTCATATTAAGCTGTTGAAGTAGTTAAGCCACCTGAACCTTGTAAAGTTACACTAGCTTCTACTAAACCATCAAATGATGCACTTCTAGTGAAACCAGTAACAATTGCTGAACCATTATAATAAGTGTCACCAGTTGATGCACCTTCAGGATAAACCTCTAGTGTCACAGTAGAACCTATTGATAATGCAGTTTGTGCAGTGTCAGTTTCATCAAAAAATACATCTACAGATGCTGTAAATTGCGTAAGCGTAGATAAATAAGACCTAGAAGAATCGCCCATTGCAGTTTTTTCAACTACATCAGCACTTTCTTCTAAAGAATATGATCTAACTTCAGCAACAGTAGCTGAGCCAACTTTAATTAAGCCTTCGCTTCCTTTATGTACTGCCATTTTCTTTTACCTCTTTTTTTGAAGAAGATTTAATTTCTTTGGTTGCTTCTTCTTTCCAACCTTTATTCAATAGACTTTCAACTCTTGAAGGATGAGCATCTATAGAAATCTTGCCATCTGGACTAAATAGTTTCATTTTTACCTCGCTACATCAGGTGCTTGTTCCTGATTAAAATAATTAACATTAAATGTTAAGGTGGCATAGCCAACTGGCTTTTCACCTTCTGCATTATATTCTATTTCGGTACTTTCTAAAAAAGTATCTTTCGCTAAATTGTTCAAAGTTGGGTCAGCAGCTATAGCTGTTTCTACTTCTTTGCATATTGTATCAACTGAATCATCGAAATTACTTGTTGCTTTTACATAACATTCTATAGCTACTGATAAATTTCTTTCTAATAATCTATTTGTGCCTATTACAATAGGTTCAGATGTTTCTGATTTTGTGTAAATCAATAATGAAGGCAAACTAGCTGTTTCTAAGGGGTAAACTCTTGATTCAAATACATTTGAACCAGTTGTAGTTAAACCAGTTAAGACAGTGCCTAAACGCTCTCTAATCTGCTGTCTGACATGGTTAGCCATTATAATTCCTCTAACATTAAAGAAGTAAAACCAGTGTTGTCCTTTTGCACATTAACAATACTATAAGTTTTAGCTCCAACTAAAGTATTACCATCAACATCTTTATAAGCAGCTACTGCTAAAGTGTTGCCATGTTTGACACTTGGTACATCTACAGATCGACAATAAGCAATTGGTTTTGTGCCTTCAACACCTACTCCAAATTCTTCTTCAAAATATTCATTATTTAAAATAAGTTGTATATTTGATGTTTGACCACTTGTGTTTGTAAAAGTAGCAGTACGCCCATGACCAAAATCAGCATCAAGATAAGAACTCATATCTTCTTCAGTTTCTAATCTATATTGAGACATTATTGTTCCTCTAAAATTAATTCTATGAAACCAGTGTTATCTGGTTGTACATTTTTAATTACAAAAGTTGTTTCCGCTTTTAAAACAGTGCCTTTATTAGTTGTGATTGCATTAACAATTAAACGATCTTCATGCGATATATAAGGCACATCAGAAGATTTTACTAACGCTTTTGGTTGAAAGCCTTCGACTGCAACACTATTTCCAGCAATATCAAAATATTCTTGGTCAATAATTATGTTTATATTTTCTCTGTTGCCTGAATCTATATCAAACCAAGAATCTATAAATCCAACTCTTTGATCGAATAAAGAATTTTGTACTTCAAAAAATGTAGCAGTTACACCATGTCCAGTAGTTGAATCAAGGTAAGAATTAAAATCTGCTGCACTTTCTAACGCCATTATTTTTTAGTTCTTTTTTTTGGTCTAGGTGCTTCAGATGTTTCTAAACCAACGCTACGATTGCTTTCTTTTTTAGTTTCTTTAGCAGTTGATATTTCAGCTTTACCATAATTTACTAAGGCTTTACCTTCGTCAATATCTAGTTCAACAATATCACCAGCTTTGACATTTTTTTTATCTGCAACAGTGTCAGATAAGATTAAATATTTATTCATAACTTTTTCCTTTTTATTAGGAAAGGTGGGCGTTAAGCCCACCATTCCATCAGTTGTCATTACCATCTACTAGGTAGATTTACAGAATGACACAGCGTGTCTTACAGCAATATCACAAGATTGTAATGCTACTATTCTCACAGTTCCTGATTTCGAGTGCGTGAAAGGGTCAACAACGATGTCTAAACCACCGAAGAAACCAACTAACAAGTCACTGAAATTACCAAACAACATAACACCATTAGTAATTTGATTACTAACGACTGCATTGTAACCATTGATCTCACCATCAACTGCAATAAATTGTGCAGTGTTAGTGGCTTTTTCAGTAGTTTTCAATGTACCAAATGTTGAAGGATTAACTATGTAAGCTAAGTTACCTAGTAAAGCATTATCAGCACTTACAGCAGTTTCCATTGCTACAACTTCAGCAAAAGTTGGTGCAGTATCTGTGCTAAATGCTTGAGTGTTAATACCAGATTGGTTAATAATTCCAGTAGGATTACCACTTGAACCAGAACCACTTATAGCAACATTATCAATGTGTGTAGCCATTGCAGCAGCTAAATCATTTCTTATTAAGTTCTCAACATCTAAAGATGATTGAATTAATAATTGACGAGTAGCTTCTGTGTGAGCTCCTAAAGTTTTAGGTGTCATTGAGACATTACCAACTGTCATTTCAGATTCAGAAGAATCTCCGCCTTCTGCACTAATAAAAGCAGCAGTAGAACCAGCAGTTTTCTTTGGTATTTTGACATCACCAGTCAAACCTTGTAGCACACTAGCTAAAGGAAGCACTGCTGAATTATTTCTCAATACCTCAATAAAATCCCCACCTCTGTAATCTTCAGCTATTAAGCTGGAATCATCAGAAGAATTAAGATCACGTTGTCCCCAAGTTCTTAGAACTTCTGGTGGAAGCAGCACGCCTTGTGCAGTCTTACCATAAAGTTCACCAGCAGCTCTTGAACAATCAAATTCAAAGGCAGCATCTTCTTGTGCTTTGCGATCAGTAGGATTAGCCATTGCATTAACAGCTCTTAAAATACTAAATCTTTTAGTTTCTTTTTCGGTTAAACCGATTTCAGAAGGAGTTTCTAAAGGTTCGCTATTAGAAATATTGTCTAATAATACACCTCTAAATTCTTCCACTGATAAACCATTAGAAATAGCTTCGTCAGCTAAATCTCTTTTGTTGTGTTGACTAGCTAGATCGAGAATCTCTTTAGAGTTTCTTTTAAATTCAGCTTTAGCTTCAACAACAGCTTTAGATTTAACTTCATCAAGATTAATTTCTTGTTTTTCGTTTTCCATTTTTTTTACCTCTTTGTGTAAAATGTGTTGTTTATTTTCAGAACGCCCAACGCCAACTAGCCTGCTTTGATCTGCGGGCAAACTGACTGAGCTTATCTCCATAGGAGTCCAGCTTGCACGATAATAATCTTCATCCTTATCATCCATGCGTTCCAGTTTATCTACTCTGTAACCGACTGATATATTCATGCGTATACCATCTTTTACGTCTTCAAACACTTCACGAGCTAGGGAAGATTTTCCAAATCTTACCAGTGCAATTGTTCTTTTAGCACTCTCATCCAGTTTAAATTGCTCTATCACACCTATTTGCTTAGTCATGTCATGATCTAACAAAAGTGGTGCACGACCAGATGAAATAAATTCCATATTTATATCACCTTCAGAATGTCCTAGCACTTCCATACCAAAACTTCTTTCAACTGGTTCTTCTGACGAAACGCCAATACGAACCAATCTCTTTTCTTCGTCAATGTAAGAAGCTCTGGACAAATCAATAGTTCTATACTTGATAGCACCATCAATATGCCTTTCTTCTTCATCAACTATGGCTTCTTCTTCAGATTCTTCAATATCTTCCATTTCTGCCATTTCTTCTTCAACCTTTTTGAATTCAACAATTACTGAATTGTCGGTTTCAGAAACATTGAGAATATGTCTATCTTCTTTTTCAATATCCATAATTTTTACCTCATCGTTTATTGTTAAAGGTTTAACATTTGAATCTAATGATTCAAAATTTCTTATCGGGTCAATTTTTCTTAGCGTACTGAATTTATGACCAACTTCTGTATCAGTGGGTTCACCACTTCTATAAACTTGTATTAAAGCAGCAGGGTCTTCTGCTGTACCAGTAATAGTAAGATCAGAATTAGGAATATTTATTTTCCCATCTCTTTCTATTTTGATAATCTTTCCTCTAGCTCTACCACCAGCACTATTCCAACTGACAAAGTCACCAGTTTTAAGTGCATCTGGTTCTGCTCTATTTAATTTTCTTTCATCTTCTTTTTTCATTTTTTCCACCAATCTTTTTGACCAACTAAAACCAGCATCACCACCCCATAATGCCCATGCTATTCTACCATTAGAAGGATAACCATCCTCGCCAGAACTAAATCCTTCTGCTTGTTTATCTACCTCATGTCTACTAAAAAAACTATACATTCTTTTAATAGTATCATCAGATAAATTTTCACCTGCAACTATTTGTCTAGCTCTAATAGCACCAACTCTAGTACCACCACGACCAAATTCTTCACGCCAGTCTAAACCCTTCTGTGCTTCAGCTTTCATACCAGCATTAGGGTTAGCCATCGTCATCCCCACCTTGAATATTCGCTTCCACTGGCATTTTTTGTCCAAATGGTTGATAAGCTATTTCAATACCATATTGTTTTGCTAATTCAACTTCTTTTTGATGTTGTTCAAATAGTTCTTCAGTATCACGACCATAAGCAGCAGATATATCTGAATAAGTCATTGTGCCATTTTGCAAACCTAAGACACTTGATTGCATTTCTTTTAAAGGGTCAATCCATTGGAAACTTCTAGGAATATAATTTACAGAATTAGCAAATTTATCAAACTTACCCATTGGTAAGTTAATATAACCAGTTGAGATTGCCATTTCTAACCAAGATTTAAAAATTGGGTCTATAAAATGTTCAATGACAAATTGTTGATATATCTGAAACATTGAACGATCTTCTAAAGCACCTTGACGAATAGAAGAATAATTAACTGAAGTTAAATCGTTACTTAATGAGTGATAAGAAATATTTAAACCAGATGCGATTGATCTTAATACTGAAGTAGTAAAAGATTCAAAAGCAGATGTTGGGTGGTTAGGGTCAAAAGCCTTAAAATCCATTCCAGCAGGTAATTGTTCAAAAGTTCCAGCGTTTGCTGAAGCCACTGGATTATAAGTATC